ATAATAGAAAAAGAAGAAGAGTAGTGGATTCAGTTATAAGAAAAATCAGTATAGGTTCTGATTATAAAAATGACGCTATGCACTATTCTGTGGGTCAGCAGGTTTACGGAGGTCACGAGATAGCGTATATTTTATTTAACGAAACTGATGGCTCTTATAATATACATATAAAGAAAAACAACGAGGTATTGCCGTGGAAGAAGTTTAATTCTAACATGGCTGTATCTGTTGAATACGATTTAGAGTATTAATGAAGAGCTTGTATGACTTTATCGTAAAACCGATAGGAGATAAATATAGCAATACAGTTAAAATAGGTGGCAAAGATATAGTTATCAATACTAAAATTGAAAACTGGAAGTTTGTAAACCGTTTAGCAGAAGTTATAGAAACACCACTAGCCTTTAAAACAGGTATTAAAAAAGGAGACACAGTGGTTATACATCAAAACGTATTTAGAACGTTTTATGATATGAAAGGTAATAAAAAGAAAAGTAGATCATATTTTGAAAATGATTTATATTTCTGCAGCCTTGACCAGGTTTATTTATATAAAAATAAAACAGGTTGGCATACTGTAGGTGACAGATGCTTTATAACACCAATAAAAAGTAATGATCCTCTAACGCTTGACAAAGAGCGTAAGCTTGTTGGTATATTAAAATATGGCAATAAGTCCTTAGAAGCGCTAGAAATAAACCCAGGAGACCTTGTAGGTTATAAACCTGATGGTGAATGGGAGTTTTTAGTTGAAGGAAAGAGACTTTACTGTATGAAATCTAATGATATTGTAATTAAGTATGAATACCAAGGAAACGAAGAAGAATATAATCCAAGCTGGGCAAAGAGCGGTTGAGGAGTTAATCAAAGTAGCTAAAGAAGCTATTGTTGATTCAGATGATGACATATCAGCTGACAGACTTAAAAATGCTGCTGCCACTAAAAAGCTAGCTATATTCGATGCGTTTGAAATACTTAATCGCATTGAAGAAGAAGAGAATTTGTTAAATGACAAACCTAAAGAAGTTAAAGAAGAAAGAACTTTTAAAGGTTTTGCTGAAGGTAGATCTAAGTAATGTACGAGCAATTTCTTTATAAGGTATTAAAAGACCACATAAAACCAAAAGTTGTTAGTCGTATGAACCGTTATAAAAAATGGGAGTATGGTTATAACAAAGAACACGATGTAATTATAATTAGTAGAACAGGTGAAATAGGTGAGATATATGAAATACAAAATCTAAAAATAGCATTACCAAAAGCTAAAGATATACATAAGTTCGATAGTGATAAATGGGAATACACACAGTATCCTAAGGAATTAAAAAAAATAAAGTCTGTATTTGATTGGGAGGAATACCCGGTAGACTTTAAAGAAAAATGGTATGATTACATCGATAATGAATTTAATAAAAGAGAAAAAGGCTTTTGGTTCTATAATAAGGGCTTGGCTACTTACATTACTGGTACTCATTTTATGTACTTGCAGTGGTCCAAGATTGATGTTGGGCAACCAGATTTTAGGGAATCAAACCGATTATTCTTTATATTCTGGGAAGCTTGTAAAGCCGACCCACGATCTTATGGAATGTGCTATCTTAAGAATAGACGTAGTGGATTTTCGTTTATGTCCTCAGCTGAGGCCGTCAATAATGCAACAATTACATCTGATGCACGGTTCGGTATCCTGTCAAAGTCTGGTCCCGATGCTAAGAAAATGTTCACAGACAAGGTCGTACCGATCTCAGTCAATTACCCGTTCTTTTTCAAACCAATCCAAGACGGTATGGACAGGCCAAAAACCGAACTCGCTTACAGAGTTCCAGCGACAAAATACACAAGACGAAAGCTTGAAACTAACGAATCGCTCAGAGAACTTGACGGGCTTGACACGACTATCGACTGGAAAAACACAGGCGACAACTCGTATGACGGGGAAAAATTAAAACTGCTAGTCCACGATGAAAGTGGTAAGTGGGAAAAACCTAATAATATATTAAACAATTGGCGAGTAACAAAGACTTGTCTTAGATTAGGTTCTAGAATTATTGGTAAGTGTATGATGGGAAGTACATCAAATTCTTTAGATAAAGGCGGTAGTAACTTCAAAAAACTATACAATGACTCAGATGTTACACAACGAAACGCCAATGGACAAACTCGCTCGGGATTATATAGTTTGTTCATACCTATGGAATGGAACTACGAAGGATACATTGATTCTTATGGACTACCTGTATTCAACACACCGAAAAAACCTGTAAAAGGTCCACAGGGTGAAATGATCGATTTAGGTGTAATAGAATACTGGGATAACGAAGTAGAAGGACTTAAGCAAGATCAAGATGCTTTAAATGAATTTTATAGACAGTTTCCTCGTACAACTAAGCATGCTTTTAGAGATGAATCAAAAGAATCTTTATTTAATCTAACTAAGATATACGAGCAAATAGATTTTAATGAAGATTTAAAAAACTCTATAAATGTAACAAAAGGATCGTTTCAATGGGAAAACGGTGAGCAAGATACAAGAGTTATATTTGTACCAAATAAAAACGGTAGGTTTAATATAACCTGGGTGCCACAAGTACATTTGCAAAATAAAAGATATAATAAAAATGGTACAAATTATCCTGGCAATGAACATATGGGTGCATTTGGTTGTGACCCTTATGATATTTCAGGTACTGTAGACAGAAGAGGATCTAATGGATCTTTGCACGGTCTTACAAAGTTTTCAATGGAGGATATGCCTCCAAACCATTTCTTTTTAGAATATATAGCTAGACCACAGACGGCTGAAATATTTTTTGAAGATGTACTTATGGCTTGTGTATTTTACGGTATGCCAATACTTGTTGAAAACAACAAACCAAGACTGCTTTATTATTTTAAACGCAGAGGTTATAGAGGTTTTGCAATGAACAGACCTGATAGAAAATATAGTAAATTGTCTGTGACAGAAAGAGAAATAGGTGGTATACCTAACTCTAGTGAAGATATTAAACAAGCACATGCATCTGCTATAGAAACTTACATCGAACATTTTGTAGGTTTAAAAGATACAGGTTATGGTGATATGTATTTTCAACGTACATTAGAAGACTGGGCTCAATTTAATATAAACAATAGAACAAAGCACGATGCTTCTATTAGTTCTGGTTTAGCGCTTATGGCTTGTAATAAACATAGGTATTCACCAGTTAATAAGATTAAAACACAACCTGTTGACTTAGGTATAAAAAGATATGACAATAGGGGAACTACATCAAAAATTATAAGTTAAATGAATATATACACTAACTCAAATAGCGCCTTTCCAAGTCAGGTAGTCAGTGAAGCTGAAAAATCAAGTTTGGAATATGGTAGCCAAGTTGCTATGGCTATTGAATATGAGTGGTTCAGATCAGGTAGAACTAATGGTAATAGATACTTGACTAATTGGAATAACTTTCATGAACTAAGACTATATGCTAGAGGTGAGCAGTCAATACAAAAATATAAAGATGAATTATCTATTAATGGTGATTTGTCTTATCTTAATTTAGACTGGAAACCTGTACCTATTTTATCTAAGTTTGTAGATATCGTTGTAAATGGTATATCACAAAAAACTTATGATATAAAAGCTTATGCTCAAGATCCTGAGTCTGTAAAGAAAAGAACTAGATATGCTTCAAAGATATATGAAGATATGCTAGCTAAAGAATATATAGAAAGTTTAAAACAAACTTTAGGTATTGACGTTTATCAAACGCCACATCCTGAGCTTATACCAGAATCACCAGAAGAGCTTGAACTTCATATGCAGTTAAGCTACAAGCAATCAGTTGAAATAGCAGAAGAAGAAGCTATATCATCTGTTTTAGCTCAAAACAAATACGATCTTGTACGTCGTAGATTAAATATGGATTTAGTAACTTGCGGTATCGCAGCTGCTAAAACTAGTTTTAATACAGCAGAAGGTATTACAGTTGATTATGTAGATCCAGCTTATATGGTTTATTCATATACTGAAGATCCTAACTTTGATGACATATATTATGTTGGTGAAATTAAATCAATTACAATACCTGAGCTTAAAAAAGAGTTTCCTAATATATCTGAAAAAGAACTTAAGCGTATACAGGAAATGCCAGGTAATAGACAATATATAACTGGCTGGGGTGGATATGACGAAAATACTGTACAAGTATTATATTTTGATTATAAAACATATCATAATCAAGTATTTAAAATAAAGCAAACTGATCAAGGACTTATGAAGGCTATTGAAAAGCCAGATACATTTGATCCACCAGAAAATGATAACTTTGAAAGAGTATCTAGATCTATAGAGGTTTTATATCACGGTGCTAAAGTATTAGGAACTGATACAATGCTAAAATGGGAGCTAGCGAAAAATATGTCTAGACCATATGCAGATACAACTAAAGTAGAAATGAACTACGCTATATGTGCACCACGTATGTATAAAGGTAGAATAGAAAGCTTGGTTAGTAAATGTATTGGTTTTGCAGATATGATACAGCTTACACATTTAAAACTACAACAGGTGTTATCACGCATGGTACCAGATGGTGTATATTTAGATATGGACGGCTTAGCTGAAGTTGATCTTGGTAATGGTACTAACTACAATCCTGCAGAAGCATTAAATATGTATTTCCAAACAGGTTCTATTGTTGGTAGATCACTTACTCAAGATGGTGAAATGAACAGAGGTAAAGTACCGATTCAAGAACTGCAAAGTAGTGGTGGTAATGCTAAAATAGCTAGTCTTATACAGACGTACCAGTATTATTTACAAATGATACGTGATGTAACCGGTTTAAATGAAGCTAGAGATGGTAGCTTACCTGATCGTAATACTTTAGTAGGATTACAGAAATTAGCTGCTAATGCATCTAATACAGCTACTAAACATATTGTTCAGTCTAGTTTATTTTTAACTCTTAAAATGGCTGAAAATATATCGCTTAAAATAGCTGATGCATTACAGTTTCCACTTACTGCTAACTCTCTTAAAAACTCTATATCTACTTTTAATAGTAAAACATTAGAAGAAGTTATAAACCTTAATTTACATGACTTTGGTATATTCTTAGAATTAGAACCAGACGAAGAAGAAAAAGCACAGTTAGAACAAAACATACAAACTGCTATACAGCAAGGTGGTATTGATCTTGAAGACGCTATTGACGTTAGACAGATTAAAAACCTTAAGCTTGCTAATCAAATGCTTAAAATTAAGCGTAAGCAAAAGCAGAAAGAGGATATGCAAATTCAGCAGTCTAATATACAGGCTCAAGCTGATGCTCAAGCATCGACTGCAGAAAAAACAGCTATGGCTGAAGTACAAAAACAAGAGGCGTTAGCATCTTCTAATATTAATTATGAAAAAGCTAAAAGCCAAATAGAAGTACAACGTATGCAAATAGCGGCACAAATTGAAGCTCAAAAAATGCAACAGCAGTTTGAATACGATATGAAATTAAAACAAATGGATGTTCAAGCAATGCAACAAAAAGAACAATCTATTGAAGATAGAAAAGACAAGCGTATAAAAATGGAAGGTACGCAACAAAGCGAAATGATAAGTCAAAGAAAAAATGATGGCTTACCAATAAATTTTGAAAACCAACCTGATGCAGGTATGGGAGCGTTTATGTAAACGTTTATTTAATTATTTAATTATATTATATTATGTCAGAAGTAAAAACAAATGAACCTGTTAAACAGGAAGGTGAGTTTAAATTAAAAACTAAAAAGAAAACACCTAAAAAATTAAATGAAACTAAAGATAATATTACTAAAGTTAATATTAATCCTAAAGAACCTTTGATTGAATTAGAACCAGAGGTTAAAAAAGTAGTAATACCAAAACAAGAAGAAGATGCCGTTCAAGTCGCAGAAACAAAGGAAGTACATGTGGAAGAACCATCCGGAGATAGCGCAGAGGTGGGAGAACCTGTACAAGAGTCCAACGAGACTACTGAAGGGTTTTTTCCGATCACGGAAGTAACTGAAGCTGAAGTTAAAAAAGTCGAAGCAGAAGTTAAAGAAGCTATAAGAGATGAAAAAGTACTAGGTAAACCACTGCCCGAAAACATAGAAAAGCTAGTTGCTTTTATGGAAGAAACTGGTGGGACAATAGAGGATTATACTCGTTTAAATGCTGATTATAGCAATATAGATGATAAAACTTTATTAAGAGAGTATTACAAAAAGAATAAACCATATCTAGATAATTCAGACGTCGATCTTTTGTTAGAAGATTTTGACTTTGATGAAGACATAGATGAAGAAAAAGATATACGCAAAAAGAAACTTGCGTTTAAAGAAGAAGTTGCAAAAGCCAAAGGCTTTTTAGAGGAAACCAAGAGTAAATATTACGACGAAATCAAGTTGAGACCCGGCGTAACTCAAGAACAACAAAAAGCAATGGACTTTTTCAATCGATATAATAAGGAGCAAAAACAAGCTGAGCAACAACATCAAATGTTTAAGGATAATACTAAAAAACTTTTCAGTGATGATTTCAAAGGTTTTGATATCAAAGTTGGTGAAAAGACATATAAGTATAATATTCAAAACAAAGATAAAGTTGCAGAAAGCCAATCAAACATTAACAACCTAATCGGGAAGTTCCTAGATACAGAAGGTAATGTTAATGACACAAGTGGTTATCACAAAGCAATGTATGCTGCTGAAAACGTAGATAAAATAGCAGCTCATTTTTATGAGCAAGGAAAAGCAGACGCTGTTAAAGACGTTGTAAACAAATCAAAAAACTTAAGTGATACTAAAGCTAGATCAACTCAAGGTGATGTGTTTATTGGCGGTTTTAAAGTTAAAGCTATTTCTGGTGCTGACTCTACAAAACTAAAAATTAAAACAAAAAAATTTAACTAAAAAAATTAAAAATTATGAGTTTAACTCCTCAATTTGGTAGTATTATCCCTAGCCAAACTCAACAGTTATTGGATACTAACTACTTAACATTTAATGAAGGTGGTCCGGCTGGACCAGGAAATGGTGGTGATTCGTTCGCTCAACAGTACTTACCTGAAATTTACGAACAAGAAGTAGAGCGTTATGGAAACAGAACGTTATCAGGCTTCTTAAGAATGGTTGGCGCTGAAATGCCAATGTCATCTGATCAAGTTATTTGGTCTGAACAAACTAGATTACATATTGCATATGATGGGTGTAGTGCTGCAGCTGCTGTTGGAAATACTAACGTTATTACTATTCCAGCTGGAGTAGATAATGTTATTTCTGTAAATGACACTGTAGTTGTTTTAGATCCTGCAACTGGTGGTGAAGCAAAATGTCTTGTTTCTGTTTCTGCAGCTGGTGCTGGTCCTAAAAACATCACTGTACAGCCTTTTAACAATAAATCTTTAGAAAATGCTGACAATGGTCTTACGACTGGTTCTGCTACTTTAAAAGTATTTGTATACGGTTCTGCTTATCAAAAAGGAGTAGATATGACTGGTGCTAATGCTAGAGTTTCTGTAGAGCCTTCTTTCAAGCAATATTCAAACACTCCAATTATTATTAGAAGCCAATACGTAGTTAATGGTTCTGATATGGCTCAAATTGGATGGGTTGAAGTTGCTACTGAAGACGGTGCTTCTGGATATTTATGGTATTTAAAAGCTGAATCTGAAACTCGTTTACGTTTTGAAGATTACTTAGAAATGTCAATGGTTGAAGGTGAAAAGAACGCAGGTATTGCTGCTGTTACAACTGCTAAACTAGCTGGTACTGAAGGTTTGTTCGCTGCTATCGAAGGTCGTGGTAACGTAAATACTGGTTTTACAGCTGCTGCTGGATTAGATGCTTTTGATGCTATTTTGAAAAACTTAGATACTCAAGGAGCTATTGAAGAAAACATGCTATTCTTACAAAGACAAACTGCTTTGGATTTTGACGATATGTTAGCTGCAATCTCTGGTGGAACTGCTGGAGGTACTGCTTTTGGATTATTTGAAAACTCAGAAGAAATGGCATTAAACTTAGGTTTTAGCGGTTTCAGAAGAGGTTCTTATGATTTCTACAAAACTGATTGGAAATACTTAAACGATGCTTCAACTCGTGGTGCTATCGATGGAATTCAATCTATCGAAGGTGTATTAATACCTGCTGGAACATCAACTGTATACGATCAAGTATTAGGAACTAACATCCGTAGACCATTCTTACACGTACGTTATAGAGCTTCACAAGCTGACGACAGAAGAATGAAGTCTTGGTTAACTGGTTCTGCTGGTGGTGCATTTACATCTACTTTAGATGCTATGGAAGTAAATTTCCTATCTGAAAGATGTTTAGTAACACAAGCTGCTAACAACTTTGTATTATTCAAAGGTATCTAATTACCTTAAATTAAACCTTAGGGCTGCATAGTGAGCGTAGCCCTAGGGTTTTTATTAACTATTTAATTTTATTATATTATGGCTAAAAAAGCTACAGCAGAAACTGTTGAGGTTGCACCTCAAGAGGTTGCAGTAAAAACTGCACCAAAAAAAGAAGTAAAACCAGCTAAACCAAGCTGGGAAATTAAAGATAGAGTTTATTATCTAAAAGGTAATAAAAGTCCTTTAACACTAACAATACCTAGTAGACACACTAAAAAACACTCTTTACTATATTTTGATGAAAAAACAGGTAAACAAAGAGAAATTAGATATGCTACTAATCAAGATTCACCACTTGTAGATGAACAAAAAGGTGAAGCAACTTTAGGTCACATTATGTTTAAAGACGGTGATTTAAAAGTTCCAAAACAAAAACAAAACTTACAAAAGTTACTTTCATTATATCACCCATTAAAAGGTAGAGTATATGAAGAGTTTAGTGCTGTTGAAGAAGCTGCTGATGATTTAGATATTTTAGATCTTCAAATTGATGCTTTAAATGCAGCTAGAAATATGGATATAGATCAAGGAGAAGCTATTTTAAGAGTTGAGCTTGGATCTAAAGTAAGCAGCATGAGTTCTAAAGAAATAAAAAGAGACTTACTTTTGTTTGCTAGAAATAATCCACAATTATTTATTAGCTTAGCTAATGATGACAATGTTCAATTAAGAAATGTAGCTATTAGAGCTGCTGAAGCAGGTATAATCAACTTATCACCAGATCAGCGTACCTTTACTTGGGGTTCTAACGGTAGAAAATTAATGAACGTACCTTTTGATGAAAATCCTTACTCTGCATTTGCAGCGTTTTTAAAGACTGATGAAGGTGTTGAAATCTATAAATCTATAGATAAAAAACTATAAAAACAAGTGATACTAATACAAGGCGGTTACGGCCGCCTTTTTAGTATATTAAAAAAATTAATATGGCAATAAACGTAAATACTGTTTATAATACAGTGTTGTCTATACTTAATAAAGAACAAAGAGGTTATATAACTCCAGATGAATTTAATAAGTTAGCTACACAGGTACAACTAGAAGTTTTCGAAAACTATTTCGAGGATATAAACCAACAATTACGTGTGCCACAGACTACTAATGAATATGCAAATCGTCAAAAAAATATTGATGATTGCATTTCTATTTTTAAAACAATAGCAAGTCCAACATTAGTAGGTGTTGGTAATGTTTTAAGTGCTTCGGTTACGGCTGGTGGTACAGGTTATATAGCTCGTGAAAATGTAGCAACTGCAGGTGGTGCTGGATCAAATCTTACCCTTAACACTTTTATTAATAACCCTACTTTTTCTATAACAACTTCAGGTACTGGTTATTTTAATTCTACAAACTTACCAACTACAGTATCACCAGCGGGTGGAACTGGATTAACTGTTGATATAACTTCAGTGAGTTCTACAGGTCAAGTTCAAGGTATTAATATAAATAATCCAGGTTTTGGTTATACTGCTACAAATGTAGTTACTATTGTTCAAGGATCAAACACAACAGCTACACTAACATTAAACAGCTTGAGTAATGGTGTTATATCTAGTGTAACAATAAATAATGGTGGATCTGGTTATGCAGTCGGAAACACTGTAACAATAACAGGTGGTAGTGGAACTGCTACAGCTCAAGTAAATTCAATAAATGAAGTTGCTTATTTCTTACCTCCATCAAATTTACACAGAATAGGTACAGTTATATATAAAGATGAAAAAGAAATAGAAAGAATAGAACGAAATGATTTATTGCAAATAAATATGTCTAATCTTACTAAACCTACTACAACTTATCCAGTTTACTTATACGAACAAGCTGGTCAAGGTATTGAAGGAAACAATACTGGACAATCACATATATATGTATATCCAAAAACAATATTATCAGCATCTGATATATCTATATCTTATATTAGAAAACCTGCAGATGTTGTTTGGGGTTTTACAGTAGGAACACTAGGTCAATATGTGTATAATTTATCTACATCTACACAATTTGAATTATTAAACACTGAGCAAAATGAAGTTATATTAAGAATATTAGCTTATGCAGGTGTTGTAATAAAAGACCCACAAGTAGTGCAATTAGCAGCTAATGCAGTACAAGCAGAAGAAATTAATTCAAAAAGTTAATAAATGGCATCAATAACAGAAACTAATCAACAATATTATCAAGGTGCTCAACCTTTTTTAGCTGTATCAGGCCAAACTGATTTTTTAACAACATTTAACACAGATTTAGTATTAGGTGATATAGATCCCGCTAATGCAGATTATGCTTTAAATAACTTTAAACTTTATGCAAGCGCTAATGGTTTACCAGGTAATTTTACAGAAGTTACAACTGGTTATAACGTTATAGGTAATACTATAAAATTTAATGCATCTCCATTTGCTACAACACCTTATATAGTTGTACAGCTTAAATCATTAGATGGTGGTAATTATGGAAACGGTGATGCTTATGGTATGACTGTTGAAAATAACTATGGAAGTTATGAGTACGTAAAAATAAGTGATATAGTTAACAATTTTTTAATTGCTTACGTAGGAGCTGGTAAATTAATATCTAATGTTCAAAGAACAGATGTTATATTTCATGCTAAAAGAGGTTTACAAGAATTTAGCTATGATACTTTAAAAAGTATAAAATCACAAGAGCTTACAATACCAGGTGGTCTTAGCATTGTATTACCACAAGATTATGTTAACTATGTTAAAGTATCTTGGATAGATCAACTAGGCGTTAAAAGACCTATATACCCAACAAATAATTTAACTGTAAGCCCTTATGAAAATCCTATACAAGATGCTCAAGGCGTAGAAATACAAGACAACTTCGGTAACAACATCGAGGGCGAATCAATAACAGAAGATCGTTGGAAAAATGCAAATGATAAGCTTATAAATCAAAACATATTTGACAATATGGACGATTACGCTTATTGGGCTAATTACAATGGTATAAACGGTGGCTGGAACTGGGGTCATTTATATGGATTAGATCCTCAGTATTCACAAGTAAACGGTTGGTTTAACTTAAATTACAGAGAAGGCAAGATGAGTTTTTCAAGTAATTTAGCAAATAAACTAATTGTATTAGAATACATCTCTGATGGCTTAGCGTATGACATTGACACTAAAGTACCAAAGCTAGCAGAAGATGCTCTATACGCTTATATATTACACTCTATTATATCCACTAGAGCTGGACAGCAAGAATATTTAGTACAAAGACTTAAAAAAGACAAAAGTGCTAAACTAAGAAATGCTAAAATAAGATTATCTAATATTAAACTTGACGAAATAGTTCAGGTTATGAGAGGTAAATCTAAATGGATAAAACATTAAAATTAAATGGCAGAAATTAAAAACAATTTTATAAGATCCAAAATGAATAAAGACCTAGACGCTAGGCTTATTCCAAATGGTGAATATAGAAATGCTATAAATGCTCAGATCAGTAGATCAGAAGGCGAAGGCGTAGGTACTTTAGAGAATATATTAGGTAACGAAGTTGTAGCAACTATGCAACCTACTATAGCTGATTTAATTTCTATAGGTTATTATGTTGATCAAGTAAATAACTTTATTTATGTATTTTTAACAGACAATTACACATCGTCTTACGTAGCGTATGATCCATCATCACCAACTAAAGCTGGTACTAATCATTTTATATGTAGATATAATGCTTCAAATAACATAACAACTACGCTAGTAACAGGAGCTTTTCTTAATTTTTCTACTTTAAATCCTATATACGGTGTTAATTTACTAGAAAATTTGTTATTTTTTACAGACAATAGAAATCAACCTAGAAAAATAAATGTAACAAACGCGGCTAACGATGCTACTTACTACACAACAGAAGATCAAATATCTGTAGCAAAGTATAATCCTTACGATTCAATATACTTATACGAACCTAGTACAGAATCTTCTTTACCTACAGATCCATATCAATCTACAATGAAAGATGTAGTATCTAAGTTTATGCCTACAGGTGGCTCTGCAGTAGTTCAAACAGGCGCTACTTCAGCAAGTTTTGTTTTAAAAGAAGGTTTATTTCCTTTTTATCCTAATAAACCAGCTGGTTTTACAACTCCAGTAGCTGGTCAAACTGTTGGTAAAATACCAGCAACTAATCCAAATGGACCTATAGTAATGTTACCTGTTACAGTGCAAAGTTCTACTGGTCCTACACAAGTTACATTTACTAGTAGTATACCTTTAGCTACAGATGATCAATTAATATTTTTTCCTAATCCATATTATGATAATACATATTCTGGTGATTCTGAATTTTTAGAAGATAAATTTGTTAGATTTTCATATAGATTTAAATTTGAAGACAACGAATATTCTTTAATAGCTCCATTTACTCAATCTTGTTTTATACCAAAGCAAGATGGTTATTTTTTAACAACTGGTTTAACCGCTTTTGATAATGATCAAACTCAAACTGCTGAATCTAGTATTGTTAGTTTTATGGAAAATAAAGTTAACTCTATTGGATTACAAATACCATTGCCAGTAGCACAAACATCTCTTCTTAGTGATTTAAAAATAACAGAAATAGAAGTTTTATACAAAGAATCTGACGGTTTAGCTATAAAAGCTGTAGATACAATAAATGTATCAACCTTGTCTAGTTCAGATAATTTTATAGAATATCTCTATGTAGGTAAAAAACCTTTTAAAACTTTATTAGAAAAAGAAACAGCAAGAGTTTTTGATAAAGTACCTGTTAAATCTTTAGCACAAGAGGTTTCTGGAAATAGAGTTATTTACTCTAATTTTCAAAACAGGCATACACCTCCTGCTTCTTTAGATTATAATGTTAGTGTTGGAGCTAAATCAGAGTTTGACCTTAGAACTGGTAGCGGTCTTTCAGCCGCACCTTTACCATCAGGTTCTAAAACTATAAATTTAAGTGCTCCAAAAGGAACTATTATAATTGGAAGTAAAGTTTCATTTACAGGTGCTCCAGCTAATTTATTAGTTCAAAATGTTATTAGTCCTACTCAAATTAGTGTAAATCAAAATGTAACAATAGGATCAGTTGGAACCGCTATAACTTTTACACCTTCTTCAAATGATCAAAACACAACTAGTAGAGAGGAATACCCTAGTAGTAGTTTAAAAACAAATAGAAGTTACCAAGTTGGAGTTGTTTTATCTGATAAATACGGTAGAACATCAGATGTTATTTTATCAAATAACAATAATAGTGTTACATTAACTTCTGGCGAAACTTTTTCAGGATCATCATTATATTCTCCTTATATAGATGAAACAGATCCATTACAAGCTTTTCAATGGCCTGGTAATGCTTTAAAAGTTTTGTTTAATTCAGTTATAGGACCTGAAAACCCCAGTGGTTTTTATCCTGGTATTTATAATGGAACTGTAACAGATCCTAACTACAATCCTCTTGGTTGGTATTCATATAAGATAGTAGTACAACAAAAAGAACAAGAGTATTATAATGTATACGCTCCTGGTGCTATAAAAGGTTTAATAGCAAATGACGGACAAGGTGCTAATACAGAAAACCAAAATACATCTAGAATAGTTCTTATTAATGATAATATAAATAAGGTTCCTAGAGATTTATCAGAAGTTGGACCTCAAGATAAAACATTTAGAAGTTCTGTTCAATTAATAGGTAGAGTTGTTAATAACGATAATCAATACTATGATGCTGTACTACCTGGACAGCCTACAGACGCAGATTCTAACATAGGTAATCAACAATATTATCCTGAAACAAGAACATTTACAACAAATACGATACAGCCTTTGTTTGACAATCAAGATTGGCCTAATGGATATTTGGTTCAACCAAGCGCAGCAGATCCACAAACCATACCACCTTTAGACAATGTGCAGCCTATATTTTCTTTTTACGCTTCTGAAACAAATCCTTTTATTGCAGAAATAACTACATCACAATTACGAGATAATAATTTTCAATTTGGAACAGTAAATCTTGATAGGCCGAGTGCAACTCAAACATATGTACCAGTAAATCAACTTTGTGTTTTAGAAACTAAACCTGTAACGTCTTTATTAGATATTTTTTATGAAACATCAACATCTGGTTTAATAAATGATTTAAATACGTCTATATTAAATGATATAGGTATAAGCGATAGTCTTTTTGGTTTTAATTTTGCATTGTTTAATGAAGGTATTGCACCTAATGGAAATATAAGTAGTGCACAATTTGCTTTAGTAGATCAATTTAATGTACAACTTCTTCAAGGTACTGCTGTTGGAGAATATACAACTTTTACTTTAACTGCTGCTCAAGATGCTCAAGATAATGATATTAGTTTAATTAACTATTTTAATTTAGTTCCTTCAGGAGCTGGTCCAGGAGCTATAGATTATAATGTTCAAGTAACTTCAGCTTTTGTTAATAATGTTTATTTTGGAGATAATGAAGACGAAAGAAACTTCACATTAACTTTTGTTGCTAATATAATAACATCAGTGGGACCTATAGTTACAGAGCCTATAACTTTTACTGAACAAATATTCTTAGCTAATGTAGTACCAGATATATATAAAAACAGAAACCAACCACCCGCTCCTGCAGATTCTTATTTTCCACCAGGTACTGTTACAGTTAATAAATCATTTGGTGATTTACAAGTTCTTGAAGTGTACGGAAGAAACGGTGCTAATACAACAAGTAACCCTAATACTGAACTTGATTTAACCTGGTCTATAGAAACTGTAACAAATGCTATAACTACTGACCCCATACAACCACCTTTTCCTTTTGGTTTAGAAACAAATATCGTTACTACAGGTGCTGCAGCTAATCTTATAGAATCTTGTAAAGTTAAAAACTTACAACAAAATACTATAAAAGCAGGTGAATATGAAATTAATTTACAATTAGCAGATGCTGGCAACTCTGTTAAAAATTTAATAATAACGGCTATATTCGGCACGCCACCAACTTCTGTTGTAGAAAGAAATTATATTTTTAATGAAGTTGATAATTATCCTTTTGTAGAAGTTTATTTTGATTCACCTGGAGTACAAAACGGGTGGTATGTGTATAGTGGCTCTTGGGATAACTTAACAACAAGTGGTTTTGTTTTTGGAAATAATATAAATGTTTCAGGTTATGTAAACTCTATAACAGATCCTAATCCGTCAGCAAGTGCTTTTTATAACAGATGGTGGTGGAGTGGAAGTAATGCTGTTAACGCAAGAGATGTTGTTAGACAAAAAATAGAAGACACTTACGATGCTAATAATAGTGTTACAACTAATTTAGAATTTGGACCAGATTTGGACCCTGGAGCTGAAGACGGAGGTGAATATGGATTTACTATTATATAACAATGTAATTAAGACAATAAATAAGTAATATTTTATATGGGAGCTGTAATAGAAGTAAAGTATTTTAACTCTTTTTTATTAAAGAAGATACCTGCAAAAAGCTCTGTACCAGTTTATGGTACTGATCATACGCTTTTATATTTAGGTTCTTTTGGCGTACCAAGTGATATTGGTGGTTACTCTAGAAGTTATACTGTTGCAAATACAGAAGAAGATTCTAGTTGGGTTATTGAAGAAGCTAGAATAAGAGGTGGTTATAATAATACAACAGTTGATTTTGGAGTTAGAGCTTACACAACTACTGAAGAGCCAGAAGGGTTTATAAGAGGTAATACCTTAATATACTCTGGTATATTTAACTCTAGAACAGGTATAAATCAAACTAATGTATTTTCTGTAGGTGAAGATATAACTAAAAGCTTAGATCCTGTAAATGGCACTGTTCAAAGGCTTTATGCTGAAGACACCAACTTAGTTATATTTCAAGAAAATAAAGTAAGTAGAGCATTAATAGACAAAGATGCTATATACTCTGCAGAAGGTGGAGGTAGCGTTACATCTAGCAATTTAGTAATAGGACAAATAGTTCCTTACGCTGGAGAATTTGGTATATCTAGAAATCCTGAAAGTTTTGCTATATACGGTTATAGAAAATATTTTGCAGACAGAGATAGAAACGCTGTTTTAAGATTGTCAGGAGATGGTATAACACCTGTTTCTAGTAATGGTATGTACGATTATTTTAGAGATAAATTTAACACTATAGATTCTGGTTCATTACCTGGTAGAATAACTGGTGGTTGGGACATGTATTCTAAACAATATGTTGTTTGTTTACAAGGCGCGATAGGTTCTGCAGATTCTACATATGATACTTTATCTTTTGATGAAAAAGTTGCTGGTTGGACTAGTTTTTATACATATAATCCTGATTCTATATTTAGCTTAAGAAACAATACTTATACTTTAAAAAACAACAAGTTATATAAGCATTATTCTGAAAATGTAAATAGAGGTAATTTCTATGGAGTTGATAATGCTTCGTCTGTAACTTTTGTATTTAACCCTGCACCTAACTACTCTAAAACATTTAAAAACATAAATTACGAAGGTAGCAATGGTTGGGAAGTTTCTAGTTTAGTGTCAGATCAAACAGGCGCTGTAAACGAAGGCGGATCTCAAGTTTTTGTTCAAGATGCTACTACTAAAATATATAGCTTAAACGAAGGTGAATATGTTATAAATCCAGCAAATGGACAACCAGTTTCTAGTGCAGATTATCAGTCTGTGTTTTTTACAAATCAACCTGGTTTACCTAGAATACACGCAGGATTTTTTAGAAAAGAAAATAAATACGTAGCTAATATTATTAATAATACATCTATATCTCCATCTGAAATAAGAAGTGGAAACAGTATAACAGGTGTTAAAGGATTTTTTACTACAGTAGTTGTTTCAACTGATAACACAACAGATCCAGGTGGTCCTAAACAATTATTTTCAGTGGGAACTAATTACATAATGAATAACGGATATGAATAATAAAAATATAATACCATGAGTGCAGCAGGAGCAGCAGCAATAATAGGTGGAGCAGCTAGTGCTATAGGCGGTATCTTCGGCGGAGGTGCAGCTAGAAGAGCGGCAAAAAGAGCAGCTAGAGAACGAAAAAGACTTCAGAAAAAACTAACTGAACTAGAAAATAATAGACAAGCTATTATAAATCCTTATGAAGGCGTGCAAGACTTATCTTCTTATATTAGTAATCCTTTTGCTAATTTAGGTGTTGCTACTAAAGCAGCTGAAATGAAAATAGAAGAATCAGATATAGCTTTAGCTACGACGCTTGATACGCTTCGTGCGACTGGCGCTTCAGCTGGTGGTGCTACTGCACTTGCTCAAGCAGCACTTAGAAGTAAAAAAGGTGTAGCTGCTAGCATTGAACAACAAGAAGCTCAAAACGAAAAACTAAGAGCACAAGGTGAGCAACAAAAAGAACAACAATTAAGATCAGAGCAGATGAGATTACAACAAGCTGATGTTGCTGGTAAACAATTTGTATTTAGTCAAAAAGAACAAAGAGAAATGCAACAGCTTAATAGAACTGCTGCTATGCTCGGTGCAGCTACTCAAGCTCAAGCTCAAGCTCAAGCAGATCAAACAGCGGCTATAACTGGAGCTGTAGGTGGTATAGCTAATATTGCTGGATCTTACCTCGGAACTCAATAATAAGATATGGAAAATAAAAACATAACTAATAACCTTATTATAAAACAAATAAATAAGAGTAACGCTATAGCTTATAATAAACGGTATTTAGCTCAAACATCTGATTACGAGTTTAAGATATTAGACAATGCTTATAAAGACACTGGTATTGAGTATGCTAAACTTAAAATGGCTATTAAACATAAAAAGTGTATTACTCCAACTTGTTATTATGAAAATGTAAGATTAAAGCAATTAGAATTAGCACCACAAACTTCATTAGAGTTTTTACAAAATGTTGTGACTGAATTATCAGTAGTTGATGATGAAAACTTTGATGTTAATAATAACTATGAATATAGTGTAGCTAATTCTATTATGAATGGTCGTCCTGGTTTTTCTAGAACAGATGGTTATAACGTTAAACTTTTTTTAAATGCAAATGGCAGCCAAACTTTAGTATTTGAAGGTCCTATGTTTGAAAGCCAGTTAATTATAAACAATACAGCACTAAATTCTATATTAGAATCAGACACATCGTTAATAGCTGCAACACCAGATATAAACAATGA